ATCGTAGAACGACTCCAGTATAGTCTTCATTTCTGATCTGTCTTCTTTGCCGGCTTCGTATGTGCCTTTTTCTGCAGAATCCATGTTCTGTAAAATCTTATTCATGTCCATGTTAACTTCCTATCGGGCTTTTGGTTTCTGTGTTTGGTGAAATGTCTTGTGATTCGCCTTGCGGTCCGCCACGGGCAGAATCAACTTCTCGCTCGGAGCGTGCTTTTTCAAGTTCTTTCAAGAGTTCCATTACTCTGCTTTCGCCTACGCTTTCCTGGGCACTTTCGCCGCCCATGTCTTCTGTGTTCAACAGTGACTCGTAAGGCACATCAGAATCAACTGATTCTTCTTGATATCTTTCCTGTGGTTCATTGAGATTGCGCACAATTATGTGGCTCTGTGGCACTCTGCACATCTGACCAAGGTACTCTTGCAAAATCTGCACAGTGGTTGGATATTGAAGGTCAGCTTCATAGTAAGTGACTTCCATGTTTTGCAGTTGCGGAAAATCCAACGGTCTTTCTGCAATTGGTGTTCTTTTTCCGCTTGTCATGTTGAACACTGAAAATTTCTTCAGTGCAGTTTCCAAATTGTCTTCAATGTCTTCTGGCAGTTCGCCAGCAATTCCTATTTTGAATTGATATAGTTTTTTGGATTCTGTCAAGTATTCTGCAAAAGTTTTCATATGTGTTTCCTGTATAAACTATTTATCCATGTTTTTTAATTTTTCTATCAAACTGTTGCGGTCTGACACCACATAGCCTTCGCCTTGAACTACATCGCCGTCGCCGCCGTTGGCATCTCTGTCCATCTTTTCTTTCTTTAATTGCAGTTCTACCATTTTAAGCTTCTTGTCCAGTTTGGCATTTTTCGCTTCTAGATTGGTCTTAAGCATGGTAGAAGCCACTTCAAAAACTCTGGCCGAATAGCGACTTTCCACATTCATGCCAAGGTCCATTAGGTCTTCATAGGCATCCATGGATTTTTCTGCCACTTCGTTGAGTTCTTTGTCCGCCATTTCGCCCAGGCCTTTCACAGCAGGCAAGGCAGAGTTAATTTTGTCCAATTCTTCTATGTTGCGCATTTCTTTGGCATGCTGTTTTTGATCTTGTTTTTGTTGTTGATCAGCTGCTGCTTGGTCTTGTTCAACTACCTGTTTTGCATCAGGCAAATCCAACAATTCTTCAAGTTTCTTTGTCATAGTTTACACCATTATATACTCAGTTAATATTTATCTAGGCTTGCCTTGATGACTGTGTTAATATCTTCTCTTTTATCTACTGCTATTCTTACGCGATCGTAACTAGCGCCTATTTGTAATGAAATTTGTCTTTTATTAAAACCTTTATCGAATAATTTCCAAACTTCTATAATAAAATCTTTATTATTTTTTACGTAATTCTCAAATATTTTTTTACCGTGCTCTGGATTTTTTTTGCCTTTACGTTTTGCAGCATTTTTTAAACAGTTATCTAATCTTGTTTTGATTGCTTTTTCAGTCCATACTTTGTTGCGTAATTTTTCTTTTGTTTCTTCTGAACGTTTTACGCCTTTCTTAGATGTCGGCCCTCTACGTTTTATACCCTCTCTTAATTTTTCTAAATTTTCAGGATTACTGATAAAAGGATGAGATTCCTTCATCCATTTAGAATGTGTTTGGGAAAACTGCTTTCTAATGCTTTCATAGGTTTTGCTTGTTACATTATACCTTTTTAATTGATACTTGTTTTTCTGACCTGACATTTGCCATAATGCATAGATCATTTTGCTGCGATAATCGCCTTGTAACATTTTAGGTAGTAGGAGATGACATATAAAATGCTCTCGAGGAAGTAATCTTACTATGTTTTCTTTCTTGTTACTTCCGCCTAAACTCTTTGGTATGATGTGATGCTTTTCAAAATATAAATCTTGATCTATTTCTCTGCTTATAGCAGAATTAATTATATTATAATACCATTTAGTGTATTTGTTGTTAATAAATATCATTGCTGTAACTCCTAGTCAGTTATAGAGTAGTTGAGGATGGCAGTCCTGCGAACTACATTTTTTATTTATTTTCTTTTTGAATTACCTTTTGTGCCTGCAAAGATGTCATTTTCTGTCACGATTCTGAAGGTGATTCCTTTCTGTTTGCAGTAAGCTCGCGCTGCTTCCCACTTGGCTTGATTGACAATGTAGTGTGCTTGGTTGTGCTGTGAACGTCCAACTTGTTCTCGATAGGCCTGTTTTGCTGGTTTTACTTCTATGATTTCCACTTTGGCTTTGCCTTTTTTGTTGGCATAGGCAATAAAAAAGTCAGGTACATACACTGTGTATTTGCCTGTGAGAGGATTTCTGTAGGGTATTTTGATTGCTTCAGACGCCCATTGCGACACAGCAGGATGTTCATCACAGAATCGCATGAATGCAAATTCCCAGCCAGATCGATATGTAGGCGTTTTGTTGCCCACATATTTGTCTGGGTTTTTTGGGTTGAATTTGCCCTGTGCAAACTTGGGCATGTTACGGCCTTATGTTTCTGGTTTCAAAGGTGTCTGTGGCAGTTGTTCTTCTGTATCCCAGAGAGCTGGTGCTCGGGCGTGAATAATTCAAAGTTTCTGTGACCACAGCACTGAGTTGCAGATCTGTTAATCCTTTCAGGGTGTCCAGCAGTTCAAAAATATTCACATTGTCAATCTTGGCCTGCTGCAGCAACACAGTTGCCACTGCAATAGAAGCAGTTCTGTCAAAGCCTCTGTTTTCAAAAAAACCAACCACAGCGTCGATCTTGCTGGCAGGATAACTCACTGTCTTTGTGAAGTATTTGTCAAAAAACTGCCTCACATCTTCGTTTGAGCCTGGCGTGGGTTTTTGTTTGGGTAAGTTACTCATGATTATCCTTGTGGTCCTATGCCTCGCACACTGGGTGGAGCAACTGAAGGTCTAGCCTGCGTGACATCCTGTTCGCCACCACGTCCGCGGTTTTTGGGAATAAAGGTGCTAGCCAGCCCGCTGACATCCGCAGTTGCCAAAGACCCCAAAGATTCGGTGGCAAGGTTAAATGCTTCTTCGCGCAGGCCTTCTTCAGAGAGATTCTGCAGTGCGTCGACAGCATTGACTCCTGCAATTGCAGTGCCCAACGGACCGCTGTATCCTGTTATCACATTGCCAATGCCGCCAATGGTGCCCAGCAATCCCAGATCGCCTCCGCCTTGCAGTGAGTTCGGCGAAGGAGTAACATCATAGTTTTCTGGTGAGCCGAATCCTGCTGGATCGCCGTCTGCGCCTGCTTCTACACTGCCTCTGTCATACAACACTGTGTCATAATTAACTGTGATACTGTTTTGCATTGTGCCCATACCGTCCGAGTAATCAACTGAATCGTGATTCCAGTTTGAAATTATGGGGTTAATCAAGGTGTATCTGGTGAATGTTTTTCTGGACATTTGTGCAATTTCTATTCTGTCAAAGAAGGGCACAGGCGGCACATTGTTGTCCAAACCAAATTGATAAGAGTTGAATTCCGATCCGGCATACAGCGTGTCCCCAGGCAGACTGTTGCCTGTGGCTGAACGATTGCCGTATGCGCCGGAATTTTTGCTGTTCTTGCTGTCTGCATAATAGTATTTGAAGTAGGCTTCCAGCAATGCTGTGGTTGCTCCAAAATTGTCATCATGAAAATCAATGTTGATTGGATCGTAGTTGACAGCAGTTTGCACGTTCTTTTTTCTGTTGTATTTGTTCTTGGTTTCCACATTTGCTTCAAAACCAGGAAGATCAGCAGATTTTACCAGTATTCCCAGTTCTTTGGAATACAGTGCAACTTCTGGCACACTGGCCTGAGCGGGGTCAGTGAGGAAAAAAGTCACATGGTATAAAAATTTTTGCTTGGGTGCAGATTTGAAACTCTCGTCAATGAACAGTCGACTTGCATGTCGAAAGTCACCGAGGTTGCCTTTGGGATTGGTCAGTCCGCCGGCTAGATTATCTAAAAAACCATCAAATCTTGACATGTTTGTATTTAGTCACAAAAATTAACTGAGCACTTAATAAAAAAGGAGCCGAAGCTCCTTTTTTGCAGACAAGGATAGCCTTTGCAATTACAAGCCGCCGCCTGTGATCAAGCTGCCAGCTGTGCGTCCAACTGAAGTGCCAATGCCTTCGCCTTGTGGTGTTTGAATGGCATTGTCGTACTGAATATTCAAGTTAACAGTGACTGGATCAGATGTGGTATAATCCAATGTGTTGTAGTTAGCGTTTGTGATCATGCAGCCGTACAATTCAAATGTTTCCAACACAGTTGGAGTATTAGCGCCGTTGCCGCCATCCAGTATTTCCACTCTTGTGGTGAATTTGTAATCTATGCCTGATGCTGCAGAACTCTGTTCGAAGAAGTCGAACTGCTTCTGCAGCTGTTCGCCTACCAGTTTCTGTACTCTGTTGTTGACATCTTCACGCAATTGCAGTTCCACCGGGCTCCAGGTGTGTTTGCCTGCGAGATAGGCCTTGGAGTTGTAAGTGTGTATTTCTATAGACTCAAACTCAACTGTGGGTCTAGCAATGTTCATGACCTGTTTGGTCAACTCAGTTGTGGGAGTAGAAACGCCAAAATTTTCCAGCGTAACTCGGAATCTGTACTGCAATTTGGGCATTAACAGGCCCTGTGACGATGCAGAATCGTTGGTGTCCAATGGTACTGTTATTTTTGATAGTGTTGAAATAGCCATGTCTTGTGCTCCTTGTCAGTAATATTTATCATTTAAAGCGCAGTTTTTTTACCCATAAAAAAAGCGGTCCTCGGACCGCTTTTTGTGATTGCACTGTGTGTTACAGAGCAGCAATTTCACCTGTGTTTTTCAAACGCAGCGGAATGTATATGAATTCAACTGCCTTAACAGGTTCAATGGCAATGTCAACATACAGTTCGTTTCTGTCGATTCTGGCTGGTGTATTGTTGCTGTCATCGCACACAACCAAGAAGTCATTCAGTGCGCGTTGTCCAACCAACTCCAACAGCAGACTTTCAACTGCCTGTTTGATTTCATCTCTGGTTATTTTGTCGTTTTGCTCAAAGATGTAAGGCTTGGCAAGTGCGTTCAACTGACCGCGCATGTAGATAACCAGTCTGGCCACGTTTATTCTGTCCAGTGCGCTGGTTCCTCTGGCACGAGTCTTTTGACCGTAGTTTACAAGACCTGCACCATTCAAAAACGTGATTGGATTCACGTTGTTTTGATAAAGCACGTCTCTTTGGCCTTCGTTGAGTGCAATTGATTCAAACTCGCCTTCAGCTGTGACATAACCTGCAGAACTGGCATTGGTGATACCGCCTCTTCTGGTGCCTGCTGGCGCAAACCATGGGAATGACACTTGATCGCTGAGTATAATGGTTCTCAAGATCATGTGACTGGGCGGAACAACTATGTTGTTGCCAAAGTTGTCTGAGGTGAAACCTGACGGATAAAAGATGCCCAGGTATTCGTCTGAAGTGACCAATCCATTGATGTTGTCTTCCACAGCTCTGCGTGTGTTGGTTGCCCAATCATTCAGTGTGGTTGCATCAGGAGTCAATCTAGCTGGCGTGTCGCCTACCACAAATCCTGTGAGATCTCTGTCAAAGTTCAGTGTGACCATCTCGCCGATCAGCTCTGGGTACCCAGGAGTAGCGACTAGGTTGAAGTTTCTGGACTCTGTGTCTCTCAGTGATTCTGTGGAATTGACCATGGCCTGCAGGGCCTGTACAACCACTTTGCGTTGTGCTATTCTGCCAAAGCTGCCAGAACCGTCTGGGTTGTTTGCAGATTCTGTGACCCAACGATGTGGATAATATGCACCTACAGGATTATCATTATCGTCGGTGTATGCTCCTGTTGGTTCGTTTATGAGCTCACCATTTATTGTGATTTCAAAACGAGGATTTTCGCCTTCCACATCAATGTAATTCTGCACAAAGCGCTTGACATTGAATCCTGAACGACGTGTGTTCCAAAGAATCATGCCTTTTGGATACAGTGCAGGATCTGGTGCATCCGGATCCAAATAATCACTGTTCAACAGATCTTCAATAGAACCCTGTTCAAAGCTGTTCTGTCCGGATGTGTTATATCTTGCATCTGCAAACAGCACACCGTCTTCTGATGTTTGATCAGTGGTGTCCAACAAAATCCAACGCTGAAGATCGCTGTTGTAGCGATAGATGCTTGGATAATTGTCTATGTCGGCTGTTTCTATCCAGACATCGCCAGTTACAAGACTGTCGCCTGTGCTCTGCACTGTTGGCCTAGCTGCTGCAACAATCGGACCTTGTGGGTCTGTGCCTGAATACGGGCTGGTTGCACTCTGGTAGCCTACCCAGCTGTTGCCGTCGTGTATCATAAGATCTACTTCATCTACGACTGTGTTGTACCACAGTCTGCCATCAGCAGTGAGTGCAGTAACTTCGTCGTCTGATGCTGTGTAGAATGCAACTTCTTTGCCGTTTTCGTTTTCAGTGGCTTTCCAGAGACTGGCCTGCAGCTGCAATGGAGTAGTAGAGCTGTCAGTGCCTGGTGCATAGTAGAGATTGGCAACACCGCTGGTAACAGATTGGAAAGGTGCAAATCCAAACTCATTCAGTACTGCAGTGCTTGCATCTGTAAATCTAATTTCACCACCTGTGGCATGACTTACCACTATTCTGTTTTGGCTGTCAACTGTAGCCGACAGGCCTGTGACGCCTGCATTGTTGACAGCAGTTGCAAACAGATCTGCATCGGCTGTTTCATTGTTTGTGTCAATAGACAGTGTTCTTGATACAAATCCAGCCTGTCCGGGCTGCGTTGCTTCCACAGTTATTTCATGTGAGCCGCTGGTTACGCCGCTGACCACATCAGTTCTGATAGTGGTAGGTGCTTCACCTGCTCTGCGATAAACTTTGAAAGTGGCAAGCGGAACAGCATCGTTGGCAACATTGGTCTGAACATACACAGTGTCTCTGCTGATGTTTGTGCCGCCGCCGGTGCTGTCCAGTGCAAAAATTGCATCTCTGTTTGTGGCATACAGTGGAGCATCAACATCCTGCCACAGCTGAGTTGTGGAGTTGTAAACCTTGAGTGCCCAGCTGGCGCCGCCGCCTGGTTCTGTGGTTTTCAGCCACACAGATCCAGTGGGTCTTGGCAGACTGTCACCTGATTTGAATTCTGGAACCTGAGTGTGGGCGCTGACCTGCAGTGCTGGTGGATACCAGTCTCCGGCCATTATGCCCAGTTCGGTGCCAAGAGTTGCATCAACTGTTTCTATAACAACTTCGCCGCCTGCTGTGGAATCGCCTGCTCCGGAACTGGTGCCGTCACTCTTGATTGCCAGTCTTCCGTCTACGTTTTCTGCTGTGATTCCGTCAATGTTCAAACCGTTGATGGTGTTGACTACATCGTCAATGCTGTCGGTGTTTGCGACTGTGACCTGTGTGCCGTTAAGCGTAAATGTGGCACTGGCCTGTGAAAATTCTGGATTGGTAACTGAGCCTACCAGTGCTGGCCAGCTGGCTTTCCAGGCATCGCTGCCTACCAGTACCCATACTCCCTGTGAGTTTCTGTAAAACAGTCGGGCCACCGTGCTGGCAAACACCATGGCATAGTCGCCCACTGAGCCTATTGTGCCTTTGGGTATCTTGCCATCAGTGCCATTTGTGCTTTCTGTGCCGTCTTCCCATTCTGTGGAATTTGTCACAGCAACAGGAGTCTGTGTTTGGAATGTTTGTCCGTTTGGCTGTGTTACTGCCTCGCCGTTCCATTGAAACACGCCAAAGTCTGTGGCCTGTGTGTCCAACCAGTAAGTGCCATTGGCAGCATCGGCAGCAGGTGCAGTTGCAGAACCTTGCAGTTCTGCAAGATCAATGTCTGCCCTGGTCACAAACGCAGAGTTGGTTACTCCCAGCACTGAGTATGCTGCTTGCAAGCCGTACTCGTTGAGCTCGCCTGCGTGTATGGGATTGTTGTTTGCGTCTGTTTCAAAAACCGGATCGCCAAAAAGGTCTGCTAATTCTCTCTGAGAAGTCAGCAAAAACGGACGATTTGCGTTGACTTTTCTGGTGCCCTCTGCTACTCCTGTGCCTGACGAGTTTGTCTTGTCCTGCGCTGAAGCCACAAAGATCATGGGTGTTGTGCCTGCTGCGGCTGGAGTGTAAAAACTCTCGTCAATTACATTGACTTGTACTCCTGGTGATACTAGTGCCATCTGTGTTCTCCTGTATGGATTGTTACGAGTATTTAGCAGCAGTGTTGGAAAAAACCGGTTTTACAGCCTCAAAAAAGGCATCAAAAAGGGCAGGTGTTAAATACAGTATGAGACCATTGTGCAAATGCGGCTTAAAACCAGCTGCTGTAAACTACAGAAAAAACGGACGCACCTATTACAGAACACGCTGCGAAAGATGCAACTATCAAGGTCAGGATGCAGCAGGCGTTCCTGCTTGGCAGAGAAAAGGCTACAAAAAGAAAAATCACTGTGAAAAATGTGGATTTGCCAGCAGTCACTCAGAGCAGTTTGACGTGTACCACATTGACGGTGATTTGCGAAACTGCAGATTTAGAAATCTCAAAACTGTGTGCGCTAACTGTCAGAGAATTCTACAGAAGACCGGAGTCAAATGGCGTCAAGGAGATTTGACACCTGATTTTTGAGATCGGTCACAGTGTGATTGTTTTTGATAACATGATCTATAGGACTCTGCATCCAGGCCCACTCTGAGGCATGCGTGTGTTCAGGCAGAGTGCCGTGTGTTCTTAGGTCTTCGGCCCAGTCAGGCTGTTGACCTCTCTGTATCTCCCAGATCACACCGCCTTGACTGTGAATCATGTCTATCTCAATGGGGA